TGGTGCTAATGTAATGCCAATATCATTGCGCTATAAAAATCCAATGATGTATGACTTTAAAGGTAATGCATATAGAGATCAGACTTATAGTGATTTAGTACAAAAAGCTAAAGCTGGTGGGCATGATGCATTGATTTTAAGAAATACTTATGATCCGGGTGCAGGTACAGCTAAGTTAGTTGATGTAGGAGTAGTGTTTGATCCTGCACAGATAAGGTCTAAGTTTGCTAAATTTGATCCGGCAAAGATAAATTCACCAGACATATTAGCCGCAGGAATTCCATTCGGATTGCTTGCAGGTACTAATGTAGAGATGCCTAAGAAAGAGAAACGTAAGTAAGCATGACATCCAGAGGATAATGCAAAAATGGAAATACAAGACAGCAAAATAGAGCAAGAAAGTCCTGAAAATTACCCTACATTAACTAATGCAGGTAAGGGTAGACCTAAAGGAGCAGTTAATAAGTCAACAGCCGTAGTAAGAGAGGCTATTGCTAACCTACTAGAGCGCAATGCTCCTAATATGGACAGATGGCTTAATGAAGTGGCTCAAGACGATCCTTATAAGGCACTTGATCTAATGAATAAGCTAAGTGAATACCATATACCTAAGCTGGCAAGGACTGAAATAAGTGGCGTTGATGGTGCTCCTCAGCAGCACGTGGTTACATGGCAGAAGTAATCGAGATCGCTTATAAGCCACGTGAGCAGCAAAGGCTGATTCATGAGGCTATAGACAAGCACAGGTTTACAGTAGTGGTTGCACATCGTCGTATGGGGAAGACTATGTGTGCGTTGAATCACGCTATAAAGGCTGCAATTGAGTGCCAGAAACCTAACCCTAGATTTGCTTACATAGCTCCTACTTATGCTCAATCGAAACGCGTGGCTTGGGATTACCTGCTGGAATTTACTCGTCCTCTTGGGGCTGTGGCTAATATCAGCGAGCTTAGAGTTGACTTTTGGGGTAGGCGCATTAGTTTGTACGGCTCTGATAATGCTGATAGCTTGCGTGGGCAGTATTTCGATGGCGTTATCCTTGACGAGATAGGCGATCAAAACCCTAAGATATGGAATGAGGTTATACGTCCTGCACTAGCTGACAGGAATACAGACGAGGCTCCTACGTGGTGCTTATTCATTGGTACGCCCAAAGGACGCAACCATTTTGCAGAGTTCAGAGACAGGGCTAAGACTGCTGAAGGTTGGGCATTACTAGAGTTTAAAGCTAGTCAGACAGGCATCATTGCTGAGAAGGAGCTTTGGGCTGCTCGTAAGGAAATGGGCGATGATAAGTACAATCAAGAGTTTGAGTGTAGCTTTGACGCAGCCGTAGAGGGTAGCTATTATGGGCAGATTATCAACGATCTTGAGGCGAAGAACCGGATCACCACTATCGAGCCTGATGACTTATGTAAGTCTTATGTTGCTTGGGATTTGGGGATTAGCGATTCTACTTCTCTGTGGGTTGCTCAGGTGGTTGGAAAAGAAGTACGTCTCATTGATTTTACGGAGAACCACGGAGTCGGTCTGGACTACTATGTACGCTGGCTCAAAGATAACGACTACGAAGGCTTCACGCAATTCCTTCCTCACGATGTGGAAGTAAGAGAGCTAGGCACAGGAAAGAGCCGTAAAGAGGTTTTGCAGGAAGCTGGATTGGATATAACAGTTGCACCAAGATTAAGTATTGCAGACGGTATACAAGCCGTTAGAAGGCTATTGCCGCAATGCTGGTTCGATCATAAGACTAAGCAAGGCTTAGATGCGCTTAGGAACTACCGTAGAGAGTACAACGAGAGACAGCAAGTGTTCTACGACAAGCCATTACACGATTGGTCTAGCCATGCAGCAGACGCATTTAGGTACTTAGCAATAAGCCTTGACCAAGACGATAGTTCATGGCAGTCAGAATTGCCCATTAACACAAAATGGATTGTATAATTGCGAAAATCCTAAGAGGAAACGCATATGATGGACGAAGGCAAAGTAAAAGGTATTATTGAGAACGAAATAGATAACTCTATTGGCTATCTTGATACCGAGACTACCGAAGATCGTAAGAGGGCACTAGAGTATTACTTACGCTATCCCTACGGTAATGAGCAGGAAGGTCGCAGCCAGATCGTAACTGGTGAGGTAGCTGAGGCTATCGATGGTGCATTGCCACAGTTAATGCGTGTATTTACGACTACCGAAGATATTGTCTATTTTGAGCCTCGTGGTCCGAAAGATGAGGAATCAGCTAGACAGGCTACGGATTACTGTAACTGGGCTTTCTATCGTGACAATGATGGGATGCTTATCCTTCACAACTGGTTTAAAGATGCTCTACTGCAAAAGGTGGGCGTAGTTAAGTCATATTGGGATCAGTCTACAGACGTAACGAAGGAAGAATACCAAAATCTGTCAGAGGATGAACTGGCTCTGTTGTTATCGGATCAGACTCTAAAAGTTACCAAACAGAAAATAGAATATACGGAAATGTCGGACATGATGGGTAATGTCATACAAATCCCTAAGTTTGAAGTGCAGGTACAGCGCATTAAAGAGACAGGTCAGGTTCGTATTGAGAACGTGCCTCCTGAAGAATTCCTTATCTCCAAGTCAGCTAAGACTATTGACCAAGCTAGTTTCGTAGCGCATCGTCGCTTGATGACTCGTTCAGAGTTGATTGCTATTGGCTACGATCAGGATACAGTTGACGATCTGCCAACTTATAACGATCTTGAGTTCAATGCTGAACGTATTGCTCGCTTCCCAAATGGTGAACAGCCGGATCAGAATACGTCTCTAGATTTCTCTATGCAGGTGCTAGAGGTATACGAGTGCTATATCCGTATTGATGAAGATGATGACGGTATCGCTGAATTGAGGCGTATTGTCTATTGCGGCTCTGAGATATTGGAAGATGAGGAAACAGACTATGTTCCATTTCACAGTATCTGTCCTATACCTGTACCGCACAAATTTTTTGGGCAAAGTCTGGCAGATCGGACGATGGATATTCAGCTACAGAAGTCCACGATTACACGTCAGAGCTTAGACAATCTGTATCTAACTAACAACAATCGAGTTGGTGCGGTAGATGGTCAGGTCAACATGGATGACTTGCTCAATGCTACTCCGGGTGGAATTATCCGTATCAAGAACCCTAATGCTCTGGTTCCGTTAACGGTTCAGAGTACATTCGGTCAAGCCATGCCAATGCTGGAATACTTGGATGCAGTTCAGGCTAAACGTACAGGCGTTAGCGATGCACAGCAAGGACTTGATCCAGACATTCTGAGCAATGTTACGGCTACTGCTGTGGCTGCGATGATGAAGTCAAACTCAGGCAAGCTAGAGTTAATCGCTAGAATTTTCGCTGAGACAGGCGTAAAGAGTCTGTTTAGAGGCATCTTGCACTTATTGGGCAAGTATCAGGACAAGCCTAGAATCGTTCGTATGCGTGGTAAGTACGTGACATTTGATCCTAGAACATGGGCTAACGAGTACGATATTAGCGTTAATGTTGGTCTAGGCTCAGGTGATAGAGATCAGAAGTTAGCTATGTTGCAGATGGTTCTAGCGAAACAAGAGCAGATCATCCAGCAGTATGGTCCGTCTAATCCATTGGTATCTGTGGCTCAGTACCGCAATACTCTAGCGAAGTTCATTGAGTCAGCAGGTTTCAAAGATGCTAACGAGTTTATGAATGAGATCACACCGGAACAAAATGCGGCATTGTCTCAGCCACAGCCTCCTACACCGGACGCACAGGCACAGATTGCTGAGATGCTGGCTCAGGTTGAAAGAGAAAAGACTCAGGCGAAAGCTCAGATCGATGCGGCAAAGCTTGACCTTGAGAAGCAAACACTTGAAGCCGAATATACCCGTAAAGGTATAGAGATGCAGATGAAGAACCAGAAAGACTCTGCTGAGCTACGTATTAAGGAGGCTGAGTTAGCAGTTAAGCAATTGCAAGCTGTGCTGGCTTTAGATTTGGCTGATGAGGACACAAAGAACAAGCAGACTGAGTTAACGCTAAAGGCTTTGCGCGAACTAGGCTCTCTGACTAAGGCTATGCAATGAAGAAATCAGATTGGGCTAACAACTTACTGAGAGACGATTACTTCATAGAGATGATGGAAGAACTCAGAGGTATGGAGATAGCTAAGTTCTTAAATAGCGATTACAGCGATGTAGAGGTACGTGAAGAA